AAATGCAAAGTAACAGGTAAGACTGTTAAGCCTGTTGTCAAACTTAGTTTATTTTAGGAGATAACATGACTATAAAAGATATTCACTATAACAATGGCAAAGTTTTAATTGGCTCTGCTTATGATCTCAATCCATTAAAGCCAAAGTATGTAGAGAAGGATCACGATATGTTAGAAATACAATCGTATCTAATCTACGATCCTAGAGTTCTTAATCGCAGATATTGGACCGAAAAAGGTTTATTGATTCTTGGCTTGTTTATAGTCTTAGTAATATTTCTCAAGAGTTAAACAAGGCTCGTTCATCATTCCTTCTGTTTTGCAATCCTTTAAGGATTTTGCCACCTGCCATAATGTACTTTAAGAACTCAGATGAAGCCCCTTCAAAATCTTGTCGATTAATCTTTTGACGAAGGGTGCTTCTCTGTAGTGTTCCCAAACCAACATTAAAAGCAAAACTGACAAGAGCATCAAACTGACCTTGTGTAAGAACAACAGGACAGTATTGCTCGACACCTCGTTCAAACCTAGCCAAATCTGATTTAAGAATTGCATCTACTTCTTCCATTGTGAATGTTCTGTTATCTTCAGGTCGTAATGGCACTAGCATCCTATCTTCCATTTTTAATCGAGCCTGTTCGGGATATAGTACATGACCGACACCAATTGTCCAAAGGTTAGCCGGGCAACGATAAGCCTTCTGTCTAACACCTTCATGATGCTTAATCATTGATACTGCTTTGTCAGATACTTTCATTTCTTAAATGCTTGTGTGCCAAACCAAAATGAAACAATGCTTGCCCAAATGATTTGTGTTTCATCATCCCATAATAAATTAAGTGCTACATCAAATGGCACTTCTCTATGAAAGGCAAACCAAAATCCAAACAACTCTACAAACATAAACATGATGAACATTCCATAGGTAATTGCAGGTCTAACCATAGCCCTTGCATTAGTTACCCATTGGCTTGCACCTTTACCAATCTCAATGTCGTGAGCATATAAAGACTGTCGTTCTTGTGCTTGTGTTTGCATCTCAATCTGTTGAGTTTTAATTTCTTCTACATGGGCTTGTGCTTGAAAACCTCTTTCTGCCATCTGTAGTTCTCGTTCTGTTTGCAGACGAGCCATTTCCATTTCATGCTTTTTATCGGACTTGTCTTGAAAGAATCCTAACAGGCTAGGCAATCCACCTGATAAGAAAGAGATAAGAGTAGTGAATAAGGTAATCATTTACGAACTCCATGCGTAATAAGTTACAAAAGCAACCCAAGCAATTGCTACAACCCAAGCCCACATTAATGTATCGAAATCATCATCGTTCATATAACACCCAACACAAATTTGAGCCATAGCGTAACAATTAGAGCCGCTACAAAACAATAAAACTGAACTCGCCTAACTTCATTTAAGTCGTGGTCAAATTCTTCTTTATTCTTTTTTTCTAGGACTTCTATTTCAGTCTTAATCCTAAGAACTGATTCCCATTCTTTTGTGCCATACTGTTTTATAAATTCGACTTTAAGACGATGTTCTTCGTCTGTAATCTTTTTTCTTCTTTTGTATTCGTCAAGAGCCTTTATGATGGCTCTTTCTTTTAGAAATTCGGCTTCTCTTTGTTGCCTTTTTCTTTCTTGTGCTTTTCTTATTGCTACATCTGTTGCTTCTTTTTGGACATTCTCAATGCTTTTAGATAACTCTTTAGCACCTGCCCGACTTGCATCAAGGCTTCCACTAAGACCTTTTGCCCCTTCTAAGAATCCAAATTGATCTGACATAACTCATAGTCAATGGATTTTCAATGCAATGCCAAGTAAAACTGCAATGACAAAACCTGCAGTTCCTATAAGTATTTGTTCTAATCTTTTTAATCTAGCGTTGATTGCTTCATAACGCAAAGCACAAACTGCTTCGTGAGAATTTAACCTTGCTTCATTTTCGTCAATGGTAGCCATAATCATGCCTTGTAATACTCAAGATTGTTAATTAACCTGTCATTGGCAGGCTCTAGGTCAACTGCTATCTTGCCATGTCTTATGGATTCTTCTTTATTACCAAGATGATACGCTGAAATTGCAATTAAGTCATGTGGTTTTGCACCCCAAACAGTTGGGTCCATTGTGTAAACCAATTCTTTATCTTTAATTTCTAATGACCTTGTAGCAGAATCAAAACACTCTTGCCATTCGCCTTTGAGATAACAAGAATGAGCAAGTTCTACCCAAGGCTCTCTAGTATTAGGTGCTTCTGCACAAGCCTTGCGATACCATTCTCTGCCATCTTGACCCATAGCATCATAGGCTTTGCCAAGTAAACGCATTGCATAGCATCGTTCATTCTGCCAAGTTGCTTCAGGCATAGCCAAATAACGATTAAGAGCCACAATAGCATCTAGCCATTTGCTATAAAAGGTTAGTTCCCTTGCGTAATAGAACGCATTTCTAGGGCATCTTGGGTCTTCTTTAACGCTAACTTCTAATAGATCAAGGTACTGACCACGAGATTTTGTAGGGTCAGGTTTGTGTACAACCAATAATTTATCAGTAAAAGCCCATACTTCATTGGTCCGAATATCAGGAACAGGATACTCATGACAAGGGTGATGCCAATGATAGCCTTTACGATGGTGAATTTTTTCATAATAGAAAGCAATTCCACACCCCCAATCAAACTTATAGCGTAAGCGAGTAGTATCTTCTTTCCATACTTTTTCTATTTCTTCTCGCCAACCTTCTTGTAGTTCTTCATCTAGGTCTAGGCTAATACAAACATCTATGTCAGCAGGAATTAAGCAAAGTGCCACATCTCTAGCAATATCAAAACGCCAAGGCATAACAGAAATGGAATGAACAGTAGCCCCATATTTTTTGGCTTCCTTAACAGTATTGTCAGTCGATCCTGTGTCTGCTATTAACACCATATCAGCATCTTTAGCAGATTCACAGAATCGTTTTACAAATTGTTGTTCGTTTTTTGATATTGCATATACTGCTATTTTCATATTTTGTCCTATTGTTTATTAATAAACTAAATCTACTCTTGTTCCTGCAGTTAATCCTGTTGCAAATACAACTTGTGTTCCACTTGTTACAGTTACATCTGAGCCATTAACCATACGCACACCATTTGCAAACACATTAATCTTGCCTGATGTGTAACTTGCAGAAGTTGTAAATGTAGTCTGTGATGCACTAGCAGTAAAGATGTCGTAATTGACAATACCTGTACTGCCTGTTGGTCCTGTAGCCCCTGTCGCACCTGTATTGCCTGTTGGTCCTGTCAGTCCTACATTTCCTTGAACACCTTGAATACCTTGTATTCCCTGAATGCCTGTAGGTCCTGTAGGTCCAATTACACCTTGATCGCCTTGTGGTCCAGTTGGTCCTACGACACCCTGTGGTCCTGTTGGTCCTACTGCACCTTGTGGACCTGTCGGTCCTACTTCGCCTTGTATGCCTTGAGAACCTGTTGGTCCTGTTGGTCCAATGTCGCCTTGCACACCTTGAACCCCTTGAATTCCTTGTGGTCCTGTAGGTCCTTGAATACCTTGACTGCCTGTAGGTCCAGTAGGTCCAACATCTCCTTGTGGTCCTGTAGGTCCTACTGCACCTGTTGTGCCTGTTGGTCCAGTAGGTCCAACTGCACCCTGAGAACCTGTTGGTCCTTGAATGCCCTGAATACCTTGCTCACCTTGAATACCCTGAACTCCTTGAGGTCCAGTAGGTCCAATATCTCCTGTTGCCCCTGTAGGTCCAGTAGGTCCAACGCTTCCTTGGCTACCTGTAGGACCTTGTACTCCTTGAATACCTTGTTCGCCTTGGATGCCCTGAATACCTTGTGGTCCAGTTGGTCCTGTATTACCAATGTCGCCTTGTGGACCAGTAGGTCCTGCTTCGCCTGTTGGTCCAGTTGGTCCTGCTACTGTGCTATTTGCACCTGTTGGTCCTGTTGGTCCAGTTGCACCTGTAGGTCCTGCAATGTTGTAAGCAATAGTAGTAACAATATGAGATTGAGAATTACTTCTCATGTGCAAAGATGCAGTTGGCGTTCCTGCTTGTGATTGCACATAAACATTAACTAATATACGACTGCTTGTAGATGCTAATGTAGAAGTTGGAACATATAAATCATATTCATACAAAGAAAGAGTTGAGTTTGTAACAGGTGTTCCACCTGCATAATCTCCACTTGCAAGAGTTTGCAATACAGTTGTGCCATCAGATGCTACTTCTTGAATAGTAGTCCAAAATCTAAATGTGTTACCACCTGCATTATGTTGCATCCAAGCATACAACTCCCACAATCCACCTACAAAAGAAGTGTTATTAGGAACTCCTGCTTGGGTTACAAACGATCCTAATAAAAGTGGTGTGCTTGCATTAGTATTTATTGAAAGATCAGTTTGAGCCCCTGTATTTGGAACTGCAAGCAACGCATAGGCTTGTGGTCCTGTAGCAGTTGCACCATCAAGAAATAGCGTTAAGCCTGTAGAAGAACCTTGTGGTCCTGTAGCCCCTGTCGGACCAGTTGGACCTGCATTTCCTTGTATTCCCTGTGGACCTGTAGCACCTACGCTACCTGTAGGACCAACATCTCCTGTAGGACCAGTAGGACCAACATTGCCTTGAATACCTTGAACACCTTGTGGACCAGTTGGACCTGCTTCGCCCTGAATGCCTTGAGGTCCAGTAGGACCTGTATTACCTTGGTTGCCTTGAGCACCTGTAGGACCTTGAATACCTTGTTCACCTTGTATGCCTTGCACACCCTGTGGACCTGTCGGACCAATATCTCCTGTAGCCCCTGTCGGACCAGTAGCACCAATATCGCCTTGATTGCCTGTAGGACCTATAGCACCGATTTCGCCTTGTGGACCTGTCGGACCTGTATCTCCCTGAATGCCTTGTGGACCTGTTGGACCGACTGCACCTTGTATGCCCTGTTCTCCTTGGATGCCTTGAGTACCTGTTGGACCTGCATTGCCCTGTAAGCCCTGTTCTCCTGTAGGACCTGTAGGACCTGCAACAGTAGATGCTTGACCTTGTGGACCAGTAGGACCTGTAACAGATAAGCCTGTAGGACCTGTTGGACCTGCTTGTGTAGATGCAGGACCAGTAGGACCAGTATTACCTACAATGCCTTGTACTCCTTGAACACCCTGTGGACCTGTAGGACCACCAATACCTTGATCTCCTTGATTACCTGTAGGACCAGTTGGTCCTGTAGGACCTGCGACTGTACTTGCTGACCCTGTAGCACCCGTTGGACCTGTTGGACCAGTACCACTAGGACCAGTAGGACCTGTAGCCCCTACACCTGTAGGACCTGTTGGACCTGTGCCACTAGGACCAGTTGCACCTGTCGGACCTGTAGCACCTGCCGAGCCATTAGCACCTGCAGGTCCTGTAGGACCAGTAGGACCACCAAAAGCACCTGTTGGACCTACTGCACCAGTAGGACCAGTAGGACCACCTGCAGGACCTTGAGGACCTGTAGGACCAATAATGCCTTGATCTAGGATTGCTACTACCTGATTACCAATAGCAACATCTACAACAACTGATTCGCCACTAGCATTTGTTACTGTAAGTTCAGCCATGACGATTCCTTAATTATTTACGATTGCATCTGAACGAATCAGAAACAATAAAAATATGACCATGTCATAGGCAGGAGTAGAGCCACTTGCAGGAAAACTAATTTTTATGCGACCTGAAAAGCCTACAGGGTTTACATCATTAATGTCTAACTCAGGATCACCTGCGATAACATTCCATGTAGATTGGTCAATTACAAGGGTAAATGTGCCTGTTGATGCATTTATGTTGCTAATAGTTAAATTGACAGGTGTTGGTGGTGGATTTACATCTGCAATATCAAAAGTTAAACCATAGCGTGAATCTTTAACATTACTTAATGTTCTACGAATAATCTGTGCATTTATAGTTGCACCTGTAAGATTTACAGGAACAGTAGGACTATTACAATCTAAGGGATTGGTGCTATTGGCTAATGTAAGATTCCAATAGGTATTTTGGTTATAAACCAATTCACCTGCAATAATCTGATTGTCAAAGCCCGAAACTTGTGTAAGGGTGTTTTTATTAAAGACTGCCATGATTTCTCCAATTCTCGGTTAATAGGGAATGGAACTCCACTCACCCACAAATCATGTCTTGTATTTTATGTAATTGTAGATAAAAAAGGTTTGCCTGTATATTCTATTTTTGCATCATTTAAAAATTCTGTTGCGTATGGCACAAGTGTTTCTGAGCCTAAAATTTCCTTTATGCCTTCTTCTTCAAATGCTTTATATGCACCTGATAATTGACTAAATGTATAACTAATTAATTTATCTTCTTGTTTATTTGCTATTGTAAATATTTGATTTTTTAATTCATCCCCACTTAATTTATGCCAATAGCATAGCCATTCAGAATTATCTACATACACTTTATTGGCTTTTAATGTTAATTCCAATGCCTTGGAAAGTTTTAAGGTCATATTTAGACTGATGGGTAAGGTGCATTAACAATAGGTTTAATTGTTTTATCAGTTGTATCGTAATAAAACTCATCAGCAACTACATCATCCGCACAATCTACCCAAATTAAAGTGTGATAAACCTCAAATTCAGTATCGCTTACTTGTGCAACACGACAGGAATTAGGATAAATTGAATATATTGCTTGTGGTGGATTTGATTCAGTCCAACCGCTAACATATTGAATGTTGGTTTCCGTTGTAGATATAAGTGCTTTTTTCATTTTTTCTCCTATTACCATTCAACAATTACAATACCACCTGAACCTGCACCACCAGTTCCTGTGCCTGAATTGTAGCGAATTGCACCGCTACCGCCATTGCCATATCCGCTTGCGGCATTACCATTACTAAGTTGACTTTTGTTAGTTGCTCTACCACCTTGACCAAATAATCCTGAATTTTGAATGCCTGTAAGAAAAACATCACCAGTATTTGACCCGCCACTTCCTCCGCAACAGCCTCCTGCACCGCCAAATCCTTCATTATTATCCCCGTTCCAACCGCCTGAGTTTCCAATGCCACCATTAAGATTTATATTTCCACCTGAACCAGCACCCCCGTTGCCACCAGTAGAGGTATTGTTTGCCACAGAAGAACCGCCAGTAGCAGAACAAAAAGCACCAAAAGATGATGTTCCCGCAACTCCACCAACTGTAACTGACACAGTTCCACCAGGAGTTAAACCAGTTATCCATTCAATAGCAACCCCGCCACCACCCCCACCACCACCAGCAGAACCATTGCTAGTAGCAGTTCCTCCATTACCGCCACCACCTACCACAGTTACTTTAACTGCAGTTACTCCAGTCGAGACAGTAAATGTTCCTGATGAAGTAAATATTTGTCCTTGCATACCAATATAACCACCGGATGCTTGACTTATCCAAGTTGTGCCATTAGATGTAAGAATATTACCTGCAGAACCGGGTGCAACAAACTGAACACCTGATGTGCCATTACCAAGTATTACATTGTTTGCAGTTAAAGCAGATTGTCCTGTTCCACCATTTGATGCAGACAAAGTTCCTGTTGCATTAGTGCCGACATTCAGTTGCCCTGATGTATTAACTGCATTTGCTAATATTGCTAAGTTATATGCTTGTGTCATTAGACTGCCCCTGTTCTTGCAAAGGTTTGATTGACCATAATATTCAATATTGTATCGGGAGTATTGGTCAAAGTATAGATCCCCGATCCAGTTGTAAAGTCCGTTCCTTGCTTTAAATGAACCCCATTATGATAAAGATTAAAAGCATTAGGGTCATAATTAAAGAAGTATTGAGTTTGCCCAATAATAGTATTAAAGGCTATATTTACAGGATTTCCATTAGGTGTTCCTAAGTTATTGGGTGTCCATTGATAAACAACTACCTTGCCTGTAAGAGTAGATGGAAAATCAGTAATTATTTGCCCAACTATGTTGTAATCTTGTTCATTTAAAACTGTGCCATTAATAAAGATTAATTCAAAGCCACTTGTTAAAGTAAATAACCCTGTGCAGTCTATTTGGCTAACATTCGTTACATCAATCTCGTTTCGGCTAAATGATGCGTAATTGCCAGTTGTAGAATTGTTTGATCTAAAAGACACAATAAATATTTGATCTCCTGCACTAGCAGGATTTGTAAGAGTTACTGTTCCTGTAGCCCCACCTGTATCTGTAAACTCAGAATCGTCTAGCAATACTCCATTTTGAAATACCCAACAATTATTTATTAAGTATCCTGAACTTCTAGTTACGCTAAATACAGTTTGCCCACCTGTAGCCACAAAATCTTGCTCAGAATAATAAAAATTATCAGGTGGCGAAAATCCTACTACTCGCCCATAAATATCAATAGTAAGAGTAGCGACTGAACTTGTTTGTTGATATGGACCGCCAAAATCTAGGAATGGCTTTAAAGCCGCAACAATCTTTCCATCTGCATTATTTACTACATCAATCTCGCCTGTTCCTACACTAGTTGTGCCTGTCTGAATTAACTGTCCTGTGCGTTCATCTAGGTCAATAATGTTTGTTCCATCCGGCAAAGCAGACCAAATGCTAGGATCAAATATAGTAGCCTGTGTAAGAACAAACGCACCATTACCACCTGCAAATCCTGCAAATCCTGTGTCAAAACTAAACTTGCGACCTGTTCGATTTGTGTATCCTAAGAATATATTTGTGCCAAATGCAGGGTCTGCTAAATACCATGTATATACAGTTGGATTACTTGATGGTGTAATACTATCTTGATTGCACAATCCATAATATAAGCGATTAGTAGGACTAAAACTAAAATTGCTAGAGCCTGTAATATTGTCTGCATAGGCTACTGCTAAATAACGATCTGTGTATTGGAATGTGCTTGGTCGCCATTGAAATAAGGTGCTAGGACTACTATAGGCAGAACTAGCAAGACTATTGACCATGCGAGTAAAGAAATACCAATTACCTGCAGGAATATTAGAAAGAAATACAGTAGGCAATACAGTATTAGTATTCCAAGGAGTTCCATTAGATTGAACCTCGCTTGTTCCTGCAAAATACATCTGTGTTTGTAACGGATTGCTATATGCCGAATACCATATTTCTGCATATTGAATAATGCCTGACTGAGAGGTCGTAATAATTACACCAAAAGAAGGATTGGTTGCGGTAGGGTATTGAGCAGAAAAAGTAGGTGCAGGAACAGTTCCAAAGAATGTTGGATCGCCTATACCTGTATTTGGTGCAGGTTGAAATTGTGTAATACCTGCATCGTCATAAACTGCAGGATTAAATTCGCTAAGATTTAACTTAACAATAATTGCACCATCATCAGTAAATGTCTGAGATAGTTTTGTAATCCTAAATAATTTATTAGTCCATCCATAATTGCTATTAGTTACAGTTACTACATCGCCTGCATCTAATTCAAGACCAATAAAATTAACATCTACTGCGACCTGTAAATCTTCTCTGCCTGATTTAAGAATACGAGTAGCAATGTATTGAGCCTGAACATCATTATTTACTAATGGCAAACTTAACGATACTTTATTGACAGGCTCATTTGGATATAGCAATGTTGGATCAATTTGTGCCAAATCAAATGTAGTTGAATTAAACGCATCTTGATTAGAGTTGTCAGGAAACTTGCACTCCACAACATTATATGAACCTGCAATATCTAAAGGACTGATAGTAATAGCACTAATCATATTGCTATCATTAATATTCATGGCTACTGTATATGTAGGACTTTGAACAATTACTCCCCACTTTGCAGTAACTTCATTGTATTTAAGCAAACAATCGCAACAAGAAGTCATATCTTGTAGGTTGTCCATAATATTTCTATTAGTATTTAACAAACCATTAAATTTAAATCGTGGTTGATTTGTTGGAAACCCATCGTATGATGTGTAGGTAAAGTTTTGATTTGAATAAGTTGTTAGTGCAGTAAGACTAGCAGTATCTATTTGACTTTCAGGAATAGATGCACCATATCTAGTATTAATTAAGTAATCATAAAAACAATCACCTGTATCTGTGCGACTATTGGTTACTTCGAATCTTGTTTGATTTATTCCCCTAATATTGGCTGATTGACTATATTGAAGTTTAATAATCGCAAAAGCACAATTTGTCATTAATTTTGTGTTATCCCATTTATAAACAAGATCCTCATCATTCATAACTTCTACTGCAGAGCCAGTTCCTCTTGCAGGAGTAACAGACCCATTGGGATATAACCAAATATTAATTTTTCCATTTACAGTTGTATCTTCAATTCCTGTAGATTCATCTAATAGTTTTATTACATTTGAACTTGTAGAATTTTCAAAAATTACTTTTTTCCCACCATAATAAACATCACCAAAAGTAATGGTGTCAGGAGTTTGTCCTGCATTAGTGCTAGTTACTTCACAAATAGAAAGCACATAATAAAGTTGTTGATTATCTTCTGTAATACTTAAATCGGTAATTGTGCCACCAACATAAGAAGTTCCATACACAACAGGAAGTTTATTATCAGTAGCAGGTGGCACTTGTTCATTGTTGCCCGGATTTGGACTTGAACCTGCACCAAAATCACCTGATGGTTGATTAGGACTAAAAAAGGCTTTAGATATAACTGCAGAAACAATCATATTAATTGCAAATGCAGTTATTAAACCTGCAGTCGTTAATGCACCTGTCGCAGTTACTAAACCTAATCCAACCGCAATAGTTGCACCAATAGCAAACGCTGATCCTGCAAATGTAAGCAAGACTGTTGCTACTGCTAATTTACTGTATCCAAGTTTCATCTAATTTATTAAACCCAAATTTTTCATACTTAATGTTAGGACTGCTTACCATCTTGGCTATAGAAAAAAACTTTATGCGACCTTGATCTTTAAGTTGCTTTCCATAATCAATATATTCTTTTAATAACCTATAACCTACTGTCGTATTTCTATACTCAGGCTTTACATACCACGCTAATTCATACATCTGAAATGTTCGATCACACCAAGCAGTATGGGTAATCAAAGCCATTATTAATCCCTTGCCTTCTTCTAAAAATATAATTCCCTGTCCTGCCAAAATGCTATCTAATAACCTATTCCAATAAACTACATTATCTAAATGCCTGTATTGCTCTATATCTGCTTCTGCTCTAAACAGTTGCATCATTTCTATTATTTCATTCTTATCATATTTTGTGGCTTTCCTAATCATGAATTTGGACTTGCACCTTTACCAAAGTAATAATTAATAGTAGAAATAAATGCTACTCGATTCATGCTTGTATCGCTTGGTGCAAAAAATTGCCACGAGTTATTATTAGTGTAACGACCTGCAACTCTATTTTTAAGAATTAATTGAATTGAAGATGCAGATACAGTTATAACCCCAATCATGGATCTTATTTCTTCCATCCATGTTTCAGTAATAGAAAAAGAACTAATGTAACCATTAAAAAACTGATACAAACCACCTTGACCGCCTGTAGTAATTAATTCTCCATTAGTATTAAAAAAACCTTTCCATGCTTCGATTTGACTGCCTTTAATTTTCTGACCCAACACAAAGCCAAGCATTGATTGATCTATGCCAACTAAAGTAAATGTTGTTTCGTTAGCAGTAGATTTAACATCACGCTGAACATCACCTACTTGCACTAATTGTCCTAATGCAGAAAAAGGTTGTGCATCAACTGCAGGTATAGTTAATGCTGATGCAGTTGTAGCAAATCGATATGTGCCATCAGGACTTGTAACTCTTACAAAGTCTGCATATCTTATATTGTTAGTATTTTCTACAGGTAATATAACTTCACTCATAGCACACTTTCAAAGGCTTGAAAATTACCTGACCATTGAATAAACGAATCATTGGTCATAGGAATAAGAGTATAGGTTGGATATTCTCTTAGTATTACAGGAAAAGTAACTCCTGTATAAGGACTGCCACCTAGTGATATAGTTGTTCCATATTGACCTATTACTGCATTAACAGGACTTGCTAATGTTGCAATAAGGTTTCTATGTACAGGAATATTGACTGTAGAACCACCACCTCTTGTTACATCAGCAGTTGCAATATAAGTATATCGACCTACTTGGCAAAAATCGCCTACACGAACAATATAGGCAGAAGAAGAAATGCTAGGCAAAGAACCTAACACAAGTGTTTTGTTTGCCGAACTTGTTTGCCATTGACACGCACTAATTTGTCCGTTTGTCATATCGCCTTGATAAGCAATATAGTTTTCCCATCCTGTCGCACCAAAGTTAAGATACTGCTCTAAAGCCTTATCAGGAATGCGTAAAGAATTAAGTAATGATCTATTTTGAGAGTAAAGCAAATAGTTCATTGGTTTCATTTCAAAAGCAAAAGGCACTACAGTTGTAATTTCTGATGTGCTAATGCGTTGGTTTCGGCTAACCACTTGACCTACAAAACGATGGTCATTAATGCCTACTGATTCGCTAATAGAAAGAATGGTTGTTAGGCTCATAATTATCTCGATGTAGGCATACCACGACTAGCCGATTGGTTTGCAGACCATACTGCATTCTTATTCTTAGCAAGGAATTGTGTTGCAGATTGCGTATCAATAGCAGACATATTTGCAATATATGGTCCATTGTAAACAATAGTAGGCTGACTTCCTGACATACCTGACATTTGTTGATTAGGTATTACAGTTCCACTTCTTTGTGGAATAAATAATTCAGGACCATTTTCACCAACAATAGTTGGTCCACTAATCATTCCACCATCAGCGGCAACTCCAACTCCACCATAAGTAGGGCTTACAAAACTTCCTGTTTGGCTTGCCCCTGCACTTGCACCACTTGAAAATAATCCACCAAATAATCCACTTGCTTGACTAAATAACTGCATTGCTTGCATACGCAATTGAATTTTAAGAAGGTCTTTAATTACGCTTTCGGCAAAATTACTAAATGAAAACTTACCTGTTTCTACAAATTGATCTATGGCAGATGTCATATTTCCTGTAAATGACTTAAACATATCTTCGCCTAATTTGCCATAGTTATAAGCATCTTCAGAAAATTGTTTAAATGCAGTATTCCATCCATATTCAAAGGTGCGTTGAGATTCAATAGTTGCAGTTTGAATAATTCTTGCACCTTCAACATACTGTTCGCTTAATCTTTGAACTTCTGCAATTTCGGCATCATATACTGCTTTTATCTGATCGCCTTTTCCTTCAGGTGCTTTTGCAACTGCTTCTTCTCGCCTTCTAGTAATATCAGCAATTTTTTCACTTGTTGATATTAAAACTTGATTTATAGATTCCTGTATCTGTCTTTCGTTTTCAGTCATGCCAATCATACGATTGCGAATGGCTAATTGGGCTAATGAAAAAGATTGTTGTCTTTCGTATTCTTCAGATATAAGACCTGCAACACGCTTCATTTCTTCTAATTTTTTTACTTCAGGACTATCTTTAATGCTACGACCTGCATCACCTTTTGGTGTTTCTACTTTTTTGGTTTCTTCTAGTTCTTTACGATATTCTCGAATTGCGTGTAAACCCAATTTAAGATTATTCTCAATATTCATTTGGGATCGTTGAAAATCTTCAAAGGTTATTTTTCCCTTTATTAAGTCCCACGCATTGCCCATAGATTCAATAGCAGAATTAGCATAACGCAAAGCACCTGCCATGCCATAAATAATGTTACTAATTGCTTCAAAAGTTTTTTCTGCAAACCCACCTTTAACATTAATGGCATCAAACAAAGCATTTACGGCAGGCAATACTTTTTGAGTAAATGCCAAACTTATCATATTGGACTTTTGTGCTAACTTATCATTAAGTTCTGCCGCTATTCTTATAGCGTTTTCATACTTTTGAAATTCTTCAACACTTTGTGCCATTTGAGAATTGAATCCATTCATATCTACAGAACGCATTCCTTTGCCAAACAAATCCATTTTTAAACCTGTTTGTGTAGCCTTATCACCTACTTTGGCAAGACCTTCTGTGGTTTTTTGTAATAGTTCTTCAACAGAAAGTTTTGCTAAATCATTTAATGACACTCCTGCTTTGGCAAAAGCATCCTGCATCTTTTGACTACCATTAGCGGCTTCGTCAATATTTTGAGTAAACTTAACTAATACTTTTCCTGCATCATCTGCCCTGCCACCTGACATGGTTAAGGCTTGGCTCATCTGTGTAATTCGGGCTATAGATACGCTAGTAGCATCAGATAGGTCTGACATTTCGTCAGCAAACTGCATGGCTTTGTAAGTCATAGCACCAAGTGCCGCAGTAGCAACTGCACCTGCTTTCATAGCAAACTGACCAATATCGCCTAGTTTTCTTTTGGCAGATTCAATACCTTTTGTAAATTCAGCAGTATCGATGCCTAAGACCACCCCTAGTCGTGCTATGTTTTGTGCCATCTACTTATCTCCAAATAAAGATTGGGGTGCGTTTGGTTTACTCTTAACGAAACTTAATAATTGCTTATTCGCTAAATCCTTCTTGTCTTGTTCTGATAAGGGTGGATACAAATATTCATACTGAGTAGGAATAATATCCTTTAGTTTAAATGGTTGCTTGCCTTTTGGCAACATAGAGTTAAAGTAGCCTGCAGTATGGCTACCCAATACTTGCAAGATGCCAAAGTTACCTATGATGCCATCGCTATACATAATGCAGATGTCAGTAAAGGTTTCTTCATCGACTTGGCTTGGGTCTGTACCATGAGCAGTCAAATAAGCCTTAACTTGCCTACGGACAGACCGAACTACTTTCCCTTGGTGTCTTTATAACTAGGAGATATTACTTCTCCAATCAATTCAACCAGTTCTAATTGAACGCTAAATGGAAAAAGTTCTTCTACCATTGCATAAGTAATTGTGGACATATCAAAGTCCTTTTCTTCAGGCACTAATAGTCGAATCATGGCAACAATGCGATTCTCAGTAATGGCTTTGTTCTTGGCAGTATCCATCATTGATCTGCCTTGGATTTCTACATCATCGTCTTTAAACACAACTCCCAATTCAGGGTCTAACTTGTCTTTGTTTTCAAGAAATTGCTTAGTAAGGTCATCGTAATATTGCTTAACTTTTGCATCATCAACAATCTTTACTGCTTCAAACAAGGCTTCGTATTCAGAAGTTAAGGGAACTTTAACCTTAAAGTTATGCCCACCATATTCAAAAGACTTTGTTCTTACTGCTTCTTTGTCAAACTTTTTGCCAAATGCTTTCGATAACTGATTCATCTTTTATCCTTTTTTTGCTTGTTTTGCTCTGTATTTTTCTAAAACTGATTTTAAAGAATTGCTTAAACTACCTACTACATTGCCACCTTGTGATTCCATAGCAGGTCGCATAAAGGGTTTTGCAGGCATCTTAGCAGTTCCAAATTCATTCGCTATGGCTCTAGCATCAGAATCAATGCCTTGTTGAATCTTGCCCGACTTTACATTCATAAACTTTTTCTTAGCCAATACGCTACCGGGGGCAGTCGTAACATTGCCAATAACAATATCGGTATCTTCAACATACTTAGAACGCTTATCCTTACGACTTGGCTTTCTAACCTCAAGCCTTAAAGATGCTCTTAAAGCACCTGTGTCAACAGGAGTCATGGTCTTAGCAGTATTTAAAACATAAGCCATAGACTTACGAACTGCTTTATTTAGGATTTTTTTAGAATCTTTTTCGCCAAAATCGTCTTGGATTTCTTTGAGCAAATCTTCAAATTCTTTCATCCCCTCAACTTTGAAGGTAACTGAATCTGCCATTATTCCCCCTTAACGAGTTTGGAATAGATAGCGTTATTTAGTTTAAGTGCGTATTCTGCAACCTGTTCGGGGGTCATTTTGTCAGCATGATTTTTGGCAATTTCGTATGCCACATTAATGCCTGCAATGCGTTGTTGTTGAAAGCCAAACCAATTCTTGTTACCTGAATTGGCTTGGTTCAATAAATAGTTTAATAAATCTTGTGAGTTGTTTTGTATTGTCATGGTTTTATTATGGAGTGTTAGACCAACCATATTCGTTGCTACCTGTTGGATGGATTGTGAAGATAAATTTGCCTTCTGCATCAGGGGACATATCCCATTGCATACCACCAATACGACCATTAAAGGCATAAGCAACAGTATTAGTACCATCATAAACTGCAACTACATAGGTACGAATGGTTGTGCCATTGTATCCATCATCACGAATTAACAACTGTGCAGGATCAGCAGGATTCCAAGGTGCAGTTACAGTAAGACTAGTAACTTGGTTTTGGGTGGTGATCTTAGCACCTGTTCTTTGACCTGCAATAGAGTATGCGGCAAACGCATCATCAGCACCAAAAGCAGGAACTGCTTCTACAGGAACTTGAATACCACTTGTTCCTTCGCCACCTGACGATGTTCCAATAATGTCATTTACTTGTGCCCAAGTGCTTAACTGAGTAGCAGTTAAAGGAGTAGGAGTTGCACCTGATTGTGTCCATAGTGTTGCTACATAACCCGGTAAGACTTTATTAATTAGTGCCATTTTTAAACCTCATTAAGAAAAAAGTTAATAAATATTATCTTATGCAGGAACATATAAAGTGCAATCCATAAATACTTGATGCAGTCCTAACTCATTATCGTAACTATTGTATAACCACATTACATCTGCTTTAGCGATAAAAAATCCATCATTCGCAGGATCGCCAAACATCCCCGAATATCCATGCAATGATTGTAGTATATCGTTAGACAAATTAAAAGTGTCTGTCATAGACTGTCCAAATACCGATACTTGAAATATAGGGGAATCTATGCCTTTATTGCCTTGGGTTTGACCTGTAAATACAGGCTGATGGACATCCCTTAAATGCCATGCAAGGAACTGTGGCTCTTTAGCGTAATTCCTGTTGAAATTGGCATAAACAGGCACAGGGCTGACAATATCAGTCAACTGATACTGAATAGCCTTGGCATAGTGGACAGGATTTAATTGGATGGTCATACAGGTGTATTTGGTTGGTTGTAATAACACAAGAAGGTAACACTCATGCGATCATCTGCTTCGATGGCATCAGTAATTCGCCAATCCTGACCTCTCCAAGTAAGACTATATTCGTCTTGGTTATCGACAATAGACTTAATGTTAGGGGTGTAATTAAATGTTAAGTTTACTAACTCTTGATATGCTCGATACCTATCAGCAATCCTAAGATTATTTCTAACATCCCTAACAATGGCACGACTTATAAACCAAGGGGTAATGGTGGTCGTATATTGACCTAACTCATCTACACCATTGGTTACATTATTAATCGTAACATTCTCATAACGAGCAATAGACATTTATAGCACCAATGGTTTATAAGGTCTTAGAAGTTGAGCAACTCCAAATGGAATCTCATGCATGATTCCTGCAGTTGTATTGCTACGATTGTTATATAAATGAGTTAAGAGAAGTAAACCTGCCTGTTTAATAACAGGATAAGCAGACAATGGATTAGCCTTAGTTTGCCATGTAATCACAATAGGATTAGCAATAATTGTGCTAACGCTATTTGGAATCGTATTAACAATTACACGATTAGCACTTGGATCGTAAAAATATTCAGAAGGATTAACCAAATTTAATACAGGTGGAGTATCGCCATTAAAGTAAGCAACAGAAATAATTACATTGCCACACTGCCCACGATAACCTTGAGATACTTCAGGCAAATCAAATGCAGTTTGCATTCCTGCAGAATTGTTTGTAGAGCCATAGTAGGCTTTATAAGTGATCGGGAATATGGACATACCAAGATAGTCCTCAATCGCCATACGAGTAGCCAATTCAAGCCCCGAAAGGTATGAATCTTGACTTTCGTCTTGGAACAGATTTAGTTGCTGAGTTATTTCTTCAAGAGTTAGCCAAGATGTTGTTATATCTCGGCTAATCTGCTCTACCTTCTCATAACTAAAGGGATTCCTTGGTGTTCCATAAAAAGAACCACTTGTAAGTTCACTAGCCATAATTTACCTTTATGGGGCAGTATAAGTTAGACGAACTCCTGCAAATACATCACGAATAGTGCTTACCATGCGTTTTTCAGCCCATAAAGTAACAAAGCCGGGTTGAGTTTGATCAAAACGCTTAATGGTCAATTCTTCGCCATCAGCAATCGTCAAGAACCTAGACCAATCAGCAAGGTAAACAGGGAACTTACCTGCACCTACTTCATCCATATAGGGGTTAACAATTACTTCGTGTCCAAAAATATTGCCAACTGCAGAACCATTTGCATTGCCAACTTCAAGGAATACAGGCAAGCCCGATCCAGTTCCAGTAATTTCACGCAATGATTCAATGGTGCTTGGATGCATCATCCATGCAGTCGTATCAAAATTCCAATACTGAGCAGGCAATGCAGAAGCCAAAGCAGTAATGTCGTTATAGGATAAAGAAGCACCTGCTTGAGCAACAGTTTTAACAGTATGGCGACCATTGCTTAATCCTGATCCATTAGTGCCAAATGAAGCACTTGCACCACTTGAATAGTAATTTAAACCACGCAAACCTGCAGTTGCACCAGTAGTTGTAGTGCTTGAACCAGTATTGTCATTATTAAACATCATTGAATTGGCTTCTACTTGCAAAAACTCTAATGCCAAATCCTGAACAACTGCTTCTTCTAAATTATCAATATCTGATAAAACTGCAGTTCTAATAGGAATGCTTGCACTAATTACTTTAGTAGAAATCTGCCAAAATGCAGTAGATTCATCACCTGCATTATAAGAAGGTGTATATCCCCAAGGATTGCTTGGATCAGTTGCACTACCTTTTTTAACCACAAAGGCTTCATCTGAGCCTGTAGTTGTAATTTGTCTTGCATATTTACGCAAGGGGTTGCCCATACGCAAACTAGCAAATGCATCATCATAAATAACACGACCACCAACACCCGAACCTGAACCAGTAAGTGCTGATGCTTCATTGAAGGTAATCTTGGATTCCCCATTAATTAGGGCTTCTTTGATACCATCTAAAATTATGTTTTTTTCCATCTTTGCTAATTCCTTTTCTGCCCAAGATTTACCTGCATCACCGCCCCATAAAGCCCAAGCAATTCTACCTGCACTTGGGTATCCATCTTCGCCCTGACTAAAGCCTTGTCCTTTTTTATCTACTTCATGTCTTGCGAAATAACTTACCATTCTGCCAATCGTATCTTTACTTAAATCTCTACCATTGACAATATCTCTTGCTCTAGCAACACCAACTTCTGTGCCACCTCTACCAAATTCTTTTCGCCAATCCAAGCCCCTTTGGGCTTCTTCTTTCATGGCTTGTGTTGGTTTTGGCATATTTTTTAATCAGGTGGGGGCTTTCGCCCCCAACCTTTATTACAGACTAGCAGTTGCAGTAGAACGATAGCGAACCAAAGCAAATGGATCAACAACCGATGTGCACAAACGCTTTTCACCGAAGAAAGTAATAAATCCGGGCAAGGTTTGGTCATATCTACGCATAACCATATTTAAACGATCAACAATAGTATGGCATCGTGTCCAATCACCAAAATACATTGGATACAAATTATCAGTACCTGCAGACGCACTATATTTAGATGGTACTTTTAGATAGTTGTTAACAACTACATCAAAGCCTAACAAACTACCAATAATTCCATCTTCACGAGCCAATCCATCAACATAAATTGGGCGACCTTGCAAGTCAGTTAATCCACGAATAGCGGCAAGCATTAGTGGGTTAATCATAAACCGAGCAGTTGGTGTCCAATATTGTTGTGGCAACGCATGAATAAAGTTAACAACATCTTTATAAGTTACATTGTTAGCAAGTGCGTTTCCGTTAGTGGTTATTTGGTCGTAAGTAGCAAGACTATGCAAACCACTTGAAGAACCTGTGCCACTAGAGCCATAAGCGGCAGTAGAAGTCGTACCACCTGCGTATGATGCATTAGCACCGCCATATTGATCTAAACCACGCAGACCATTTGAACCACCTGCTTGGGTTGCGGCTCCTTGGTCATTGTTTTGAATCATGTTTAAACCTTCTGCCTGACTAAATTCAGCCATCATGTCAGAAACAACATTACCTTCTAAGCCATCGATGTCGTCAAGTGCGGCAGTACGAATTGGAAACTGCACATTCAAATCTTGCAAAGTTAATTGCCAAATGTTGGTATCTTGAGTAGTCAAAGCACCATTGTTTTGAATTGTGTAACCCCAAGCGGCACCTGCATTACCTGTTTTGGCACGGAACTGATAGGTAGAACCTTCAGTTGCAACAGAACGAGATAAACCACGCATTGGATTCATTAAACGCAATGAAACAAATACAGGGTCATAAGCAGTACGACCACCAACACCCGCACCCGAACCTGTCAATGCTGATGCTTCTTTCATGTACGCATCGTATTGACCTTCGTCAGCAAACATTTTTAATTCTTTTTCTAATTTGCTACCTTTTTGATAAAAGTCACGAAGTTGCTCTTTAACAGAACGATTTACTTCTTGGGAAATCGTCTTGTAAGTTTTTACAACAGGTGTAGCACCCATTTCGCTTACTTTTGCTTCTAGGTTAGCGACTTTTTCTGCAAATTCTGCTTTTGCAGTTTCAATAGTTTGTGCTACTTCGGCTTTTACTTCATCAATCTTAGCAACATTAGTTGCTTCAATTGCATCTAATTTTTCAATAACTTCTTTCATGACTACTCCTTATTTAATGCGTTTAGATAATGCTTTCAACAATTCTCTTTCCTCTAGGGCTTTAAGAATTGCATCGGCTTCTTCTACCACCGCAACAGGCTCACTCTGTGTTGGGGCAACTTCAATAGATTTAGGTGCATCACGCACTTCTAAAACCTTTTTGAAGATACTAGATGCGGTGGTCGCATCTTTTCGGCTAACTCCTGCTTCACGCAACAGTTTTTCCAAACTTCTTGGGTTTATATGCCCTTCAGCATCAAAACACTCTAATTTATTAATATTGGCTTCAGGATTGTTGGGATACATAACTACACTGATTTCACGCAAACCACCTTTAGTAATCTGAAAATAACCTTCTTCGTCAGAATCATCATCCATAGGTTCGCCATTCATATCAACCATCATGGCTTCATCAGCATAAGCACCAACAGAAACGCCACCAAACATTTTTGGCGATTCTTTAAGAATAGAATAAACATCACTACCACCAACTGTATTCATATACAGTCTGCCTTTGGCAGTCATGCCTTGTTCATCAAACATGATTTCATCCCATTGACCAATGGGCATTCCCATGTCATTGTGATTTAGAAACATTGGTAATGGTTTGCCCTCTTTGGCAAACTCATCTGCCCAATCGTAAAAACCTTCAGGTTTGTAATTAAACTTACGACCATCAGCACCTTCTCTAGCACCCCAAGTCGTTGCTCTTGCTTCAATCTTTCCTGTGGGATTTTGGGCTTCGTCTGCCGACTGACCTAGTTGGACTTGTGCTTCGCAAATTAGAAGTAGATTTTTCATTAATAGCCCCATTGTTAATAGCCTGATTATTATCTTGTATTTTGGGGAATTCTTCTACACTTTTAGGTAGTTTAACATTACTGCCTTTTATTTGTGAAGATAATTTATCTAGTATTTTGTGCAATAAATTCATTATTTACCTATATTCATTTTTCGTCTTTGGTTGCCACCACCCCCACCTGTATCCTGTGGAGAACTGCTAGGCAATGGCTCTGCTTTAGTAGATTGTGCTACTAAACCATCACCTTCGTCAATTTTTGCCATATTTAGGTATTCTCTTGCTTCATTAATTGTCATGATTCCATTAGAAACACCTGCAGTTGCAAAGTTCATTTGGTCAAGTGCCGCCCCTTTTAAGAAATCTTTTGTATCAAATCGGATACATAAACTTGGGTAACCTTTAAGAAGTTGGCTCTTTAATTTCTGTTCAATATTGATAACCATAGGATACATGGTCGTTTTGTAGAACTCATCTAGCATAGTTTGGGTATTGTTATATTTGCCTTCTACAACCCCAATCATTGCAGGTGGAACTCCAAACAAGCCACAAATACGCTTCATTGTTTGTACTTTTAAGGTAGCACAATCAGCATCTTGTAGGGTTAACATTTCTAAAGGTTGGTATTTCATGCCCTGATCTAGCAACATTCCTTGACCCGGTTTACTTAGATCGCTATTCCTAGAATTTGTCATGTTAGCCCATGCTTCTTTTAAGCGACCTGCAATTTCCTTGTATTTGCCATCAGGAATGACTTGCTCAGTAACAAACATACCTGTTGGCTTTGCACCATTTTGCATAATAAAGTTAGCATAAAGATCAATATCCTGATCCAAAGCAACCAACTCTGTAGCCAAAATTCCTTTGTTAAAGCCTGCTACACCCTGCCAAGCCGCTTCCGAAATATGCATGACTTGGTGCGATGCAAGGGGTTCATCTTTGTTAAATCCATAAGTAGGAGTAGAAAGACGATAGGAAGGATAGCGAGCAGGAGTAAGTTGAACAGTAATAAGTGTTGCATCAAGGTTATACATTTCAAGGGGAGTTTGAATAGAATCTTGCTGATCTTTTCTCCACCAAAGGGTAAAGCATTCCCCTGCAAGGTCTTGCCACATCGACCATTGATACCAAAATTCATATTGATCCTGAAAATTGTTAGGTTGCTGAAGTAAACTTAATATTTGTTTAGCCTTGGCTTTATCTCGATTGCCTACCTTATCAGATTCTATGGCATCAACAAACTCACCACTGTCTGATTTATACATAACACGAATTGGCAGTTGTGCTAATGCTCTAGCCTTTACACCAACACAAGCCATAACTGTTGAATTACGGCTAAGAACTGTCATATCGACAGGTCTGCCTGCACTTGTTGTGCTTGCAGTTGTTACATAAAGTAACTGCTGACTAACAGTTTGCCTACCTGCTTGTCCTTGATAAATGACATTATTACCAAGTTGGGTCTGTCCAAATAGGGTATTGGATTCGTTTTGTTGTATGTTTTTACGCTTAAATATATCCAATATTCCCATTTTTTTTCTCCAAAAGTTTATTTATTCTAACTAAAAACTTCTGAAACCGAAAGAACTACTTGCATTTGGATTGTCTAAAGCACAATGCATAGCAATAATCATGGCAATTACACCATCGACTTTGGCAGATTTGTCTGCTTCGTTCTTCCTAACCTTGATGTTACCATTCACATCAGTAAAAACTTCAGCATTGGAAATTTGCCAACCAACAAAAGCATTGCCATTGTGTTTTATGGCTTTTTGCAATATTAACTTTTCTACATACTTAGAAGGATTATTTAAAACTGCCATGCCTTGACCAACCTTCTTTACAGGAATCCCTGCATCATGCAACCGAGCCACAAGACTTGCCGCATTGTAAGCATCGTAACCTACCTCTTTTACATTGTATTTTTCGCATTGGAGTTTGATAAAGTCGCTTATTTCCCGATCATCCATTACATTCCCTTCGGTTAACTTTAAGACACCTGAACTAATTGCCATTCTGAATATGTCTAAGTAATGCTTGGGAATAAGGTCTAAAGCCTGTTCGGGTAAGAAAAACTGAAAGTCTGCATAGTAATCATCTTCGCCATAACGCTTTAATACGCAAACTGCGTTTAAATCTCGTGTAGCGGCAAGGTCAAAACCAATAAACACATCGCTAGGTTCTCTATTTTCTTCACTTATATTAACAATCGCATCATCCCAATATTGTCTATCTATCCATGCAGTATTAGCAGAAACATAGACATTTAAGGTTTTGCAAAGGAATTCGTTTAGGGTTGCAGGCTTGTGTTTGGCTTCTTCTGCTCTTTGTTCAATGGCTTCTTGGAATACAGATATGCCATGCATCGGATTTGCCTTTGCCCAAGTCTTTGTATCTTTCCAATCGTCTTGTGGGTCTAAGCCATAAAGCAATCCAAACCACCTAGGGTTTTCTTTCACATCTCCACATAAGATGGATTCAAGCATCTGCATATCTTCATAGAACTTAGTGTCCTTGGTAAAGGATGCAGTAGTAATGTAGATTCTTAAAGGGTTTTGCCTTGCAACCATACCTGAGTGCAGGACCTCGATTGCATTCCTATCAACAATTTGGGCTGATTCGTCAACAATAACGCAACTAGGATTTTTGCCATCGCCTGTCTTTTTGGTATCCCTAGACAGGGCTTTAAACATGGATTGGCTATCACCTGCCTTGGATATTTGGTATTTGCTGATATGAAACATTTGGCTAAGTTCAGCAGGCATCGATTCCACAAAAGCCTTAGATGCATCAAACACAATGCTTGCCTGCTCTCTGTTGGTAGCCAAGGTAAAGACTTCAGCACCAGTTTCGCCACAGATTAATTCGTATAACGCAATGATTGCAGTTAAAGTTGACTTACCTGCTTTCCTAGGAATGAACAAAATGACATCCCTGACCATGCGTTGACTGTGGTCCTTTTTAGACCGAAAGCCATAGATGGCACAAATGAACAGAATTTGGAAAGGTTCTAAAACAATCGGTTGTCCTGCTTGTGGTCCTTTGGTGTGCTTTAGGGCAGATGCAAAATTTAGGACATGAGCAGGATAGTCAGGATCAAACTCCCATTCCCATTCTTTGTTTTCAAGTTGGTTAAGAAATCGCTGACAGGCTAACCTGACATTGCGACAAACCTCAATTTCTCCTTTAGCAACTTGAACTGCGTAAAGGACACCATCTTGCCAATCCATCAACCTTTAGGACCTTTAAGGAATTTAGCGACTGCACTATCGTCTTGGGGTTTGCCACTAGACAATCTGCTCTTAGGGGTTAACCCTAATTCATTCATTAATTGGATTATTAACTTAACTGCATTGTTGCGAATGCTAATAGCAGGGTGAGGTGCAAGGGTTTTGCCATCATTGGTCGATACGACAATATCTTCGGGTCGGATTTGTGCGTTACATGAAACATACAATTCCAACTGGTCTGCCAACATAGCCAAGGAATGTTTGTCTTGATCCGATCCAATCCCATAAACATCAAAGAGAAAATTAGAAGTTTCTTCAATGAACTTTTTCTTATCAAACTGGTCAGGTCTGTCCAACCATTCAGCAAAGGGAATTCTTTGCTTGACTGACTCAGGCAGGGGAATTCCTTGGTTCTCTCCCTTAGTGCCATGCACCAAATGGAGTTCGGGTGGTAATTTATTTTTAATAGTCATGACCGAGCCATTCTAATTTGGAATACCCCCCCTTGTAAAGTCCTTTTACAGAAGATTGGG